GGCCAGTGCCGGGCGTTGATCTGCTCGGCGGTGCGGCGGACGATCGAGTCGATCGCGTCCGGCTGCTGCACCCTGTAGTTCGCCGCGAGCGCCTTGGTGGAGCCGTACGGGAGTTGGGAGGCGACGAGCGGGTTCTGTCCGTCCAGGGCGACCTTGGCCGCCAGGCGGGCGGCTTCTATCGTCTCGGTGCGGGTGAGGTCGGCGAGGCGTTCGAGGGTGGCGCCGATCACGTCGAGGGCGCGCACCACCCGGGCGGTGTGCTGGATCTGCCGGCGTGACGGCCACGCGCCGTCGCCGATCTGGAGGAGCTCGCCGATCGCCTCCACGACGTCGAGGGCGATCTGATCCCACGCCCGCACCCAGGCAGAGACCAGCGACCTTGCAGTGCTGTCCACGATGCTGCTGACGGCCTGGCGCATCTGCTCGACGATGCGGATCGTCTCGCCGGTGATCGCCATGGCCACCTCGCTACGCCTTGTCGGGCTCCGCGGCCGGCTCGTCGCCCGGGGGCTTCTCGTCTTCGGTGCCGGGCTTGTCGGGCTTACGGCCTGCGAGGAGCGCGGCCGGGTCGTCGCCGCGGCGGAAGGCGTCCACCGCAGCCTGGCCGGCTTGTCCTGCCGCGCCTTCGGGAGGCTTGAAGTTGCCGTCCTCGTCCGTCAGACGTTCGAGGATGCTTTCCACGTCTCGGATGCCGAGCGCGTCCAGGAGGTGGCGGGCCACGACGAGCGGCGGCAGATAGCCGGTCGCGTCGGCCTTGACGATGCTGTCGATGATGACGGCGGGGTCGAGGTCGTCGATGTCCGGCCACGACACATCCAAGGTGCGGTCGGTGTCCTGGGCGAGGGCGACCACTTCGAGGCCGTCAACGTCGCGGGACACCGCTCCCTTGAGTGCGCCTTGCGGTGCTTTGGCCGCCTGGTCGATGACGTAGTCGAGGATCTGACGCTTGGCTTCGCCCCACACCGACCGGCGTAGCTCCATGCTGCGCTCGGTGGGGGTGTCGAGGGTTTCGGCGGTGGCGCGGGCTCCGGTGGTGCCGGGGTCGCCGAGCAGCATCGTCACCGGGACGTCGAGCGCCGCGGCGACCATCGCTGCGAGGGGACGGCCGGATTCGGAGTCGATGGTGGCGCCGGACTTGGGGATGGCCTCCAACATCATGTCGGGGGTCATCAGCGCGGTGGCGCCAGCGCGCTGCGGTTCGCCGCTGTAGCGGTCGGTCGCGGGAGCGGTGGCCATCGCCTGCCGGGCTTGGGCCTGCTTGGATCCCTTGGACGTGAGCCGCCACGCGAACCTGGACAGGGCCTTGATCAGGGTGGCCCAGTCGGTCAGGAAGTCCTTGTAGGCGCGGGCCCAGTCGATCGCCGCGTACGAGTCGGGCAGCCCGAACTTCCAGCCGAGCTGGCCGTTGACCTTGACGTGGTAGACGGGGGCGTCCCAGAACACCTCGGACATGGCGGCGTCGCCGTAGTAGGGGAACGACAGCCTGCGCGGCTTCACCCGAGGGTTGTAGCCGAGCGCCGGGTAGTAGGCGACCCGCGGCTTCTGCACGACGCCGGACGAGGTGCGCTCCTCCTGCCACCACTCGCGCCGGAAGAACCACGGCTCGGAGCGGTCCTCGGGGTTGGTGATGACGTCGGTGATCTCATCCCACGGCAGGGTCCGCACTTGGACCCGGCCGGTCCGCGGTGAGGTGAACAGGGCGAGGAAGACGTTGCCGTCGGAGTACAGCGCCCGCTCAAGCTCTTCGTGCGCCTGGTCGCCGGTAAAGGTGCGCCGGTTGCCGGCGTCGGTGAGGAACTTTTGGATGACGGCGTTGACGTCCTGACCTCGCTCGCCGGTCGCTCGGGCGGAGATCTGGACGCCCTGCCCCCAGATGTAGCCCGTCCGCAGAGACAGGCCGCGGCGCAGCAGCGGCGACTTGATCGTCATGATGCGGCATACGGCGGTGATCTGCTGCAAGCCTTCGCGGGAGAACTCCTGCTCGGCGAACGCGGTCAGCTTCTGCCAGCCGGGCTCGTACATGCGGGACTCAAGGTCGGTGATCGACTCGCGCAGATGCTCGACCGTCTGCCGCTCCGCCCGGATCACCTCGGCCAGTTCGGCGCGGCCGGTCCACCGGTACCAGGACTCTTGAAGGCGGGAGGTGAAACCCACGATGGCCTCCCCTGTTCAGTAGTCGCTGATCCGGTATCCGTTGACGTCGTCGTCCAGTTCGTCCGCTCCGAAGATCAGCGTCCCGGCAAGGATCGGCGCCAGCAGCATCCGGTTGATCGCTTGTGTGGCCGCGTCGACCTGGTCGTCGTGGGCGCCGTTGGGGAAGCCGCTGTGCTCTTGGATGAAGTCGCCCACCCACGGGCACACCTCGGGGGCGGGCAGGTAGATGGAGCCGGCTTCGATGAACGGGGTGACGGCGCGGGCTCGGGCTTCCTTGGACCCGTCGGGCTCGACCGGGATCAGGCCGGGCACCTGGCGCGACAGCGAGTTGATGACCGCGGTGCCGTTCGCCTTGTCCTCGACGAGCTTGAGCGTGGCCTGGGGCCATTTCGCCGCCATCTCCCGAAGGGCTGCGCACGTTGCGGTGAACGAAAGCCGGTCGTGGACCTGGTCGAGCAGGAACAGCTCCAGCCCGTACCGCGCCCACACCTGGCCGACCACGTAGTCGGAGCCGTCCGTGTCCTTGAACGCCATGTCCCACGACATGGCGACCTCGTCAGCGTTCGGCGCCCAGTAGGAGCCGTCCGGCCGTTCGATCCACCGCGGGGAGGTGTACTCGCGCCACCACTCGCGCAGGAAAATGTCGCCAGCTGCGGGGGCGGGGCGGCCTTGGTAGAGGCTGGCCCACGTACGGCTCCCGGAGCGGACCTTGATCGCTTCCCACTGTTCGCGGGTACGGCCCCGGGCGGACTGCAGGTATTCGCCTGGTTCGCGGCCGAGCGGATCGGTCTCGCCCTTGTTCGGGTCGTGGTCGGCCTGGGCGGGGATGTTGACGACCCGCCACAGGTGCCCGTCCTCGGCGGCGAGGAGACGGCCTGCGAGGTCGTCTTCGTGCCAGCGCGTAAGGATGAGCACGGCCGGAGCGCCGGGGGCGAGACGGGTCGCGGCTACGTCGGTCCACCAGTCCCACGCCCGTTCGCGGTAGGTCGGCGAGTCGGCTTGGGCGCGGTCCTTGATCGGATCATCGATGATCATGAGGTCTACTGGTCGCCCAGTCAGGGCTCCGCCGATGCCAGCCGCATAGACGCCGCCCTCGTGGCCGACGAGTTGCCATTCGTGCTGCGCGGACAGGTCGTCGCGCACCGACAGGCCGAGTTCGGCGCCGTTCACGAGGATGTCGTCCCGGATCGCTCGGCCCCAGCGCCTCGCCACGCCGTGCTCGTAAGAGGCGATGGCGATCCGCGTGTCAGGCTTCTGCGTCAGCGCCCACAGGGGGAAGCGGCGGGAAGTCCGCTGGCTCTTGCCCTCCTGCGGGGCCACCGAGACCACGAGGCGTCCGTCCGGCACGTCGAAGAGCCGTACGAGTTCCTCGTCCAGCAGGTCGAGCATTGGCGTCTGCCGGGTCTTCGGGTCGAGGTGGCGGGCGAGCTCGCCGGGGGTGGCCCAGCGGCGGCTGGGCGGCTCGAACATGCGGGCCGCGGCCTCCCAAGCGGTCAGCGTCACGGCGAGCCCCCTTACGGACTGTAGTTACCGAGAAGGGGCGACCTGGGCATCCCTTGATCCTTCTTGCGAATCCTCTCGGGCGAGATACTCACGATCTGTCACGACACTGAGCGGAGATGACGCGGAACCACCTCGGGAACCCGCGCCTTCTGCTCAGCTGTCAACGCCAGATCGTCGAGGATCCGCTGGATCACGCCCACAATCAGCGCACCCTGCTGCTCGGCCAACCTGACCTGGCGTTCGGCGATGCCCGCGGCCAGCGCCGTCTTGCACACGGCCGTCAGGTGCTTGCGTTCCTGCTGGTACAGCTCCAGCCAGACGTTCGGCTTCGCTGCTGACGTGATGTCGGTGCCGGTGAACTCTCCGGCGCCCTTGTCCACCTCTTCGACGACGCCCCACACCAGGTCCGCCTCGTCGAGCTCAGCGACCTTCGCCTTGAGCCACTCCACATGGCCGGCACTGCGGTGGACCTCTTCCAGCAGGGCGACTGCGGGATCCACCTCGCGGGGCAGGCCGTACGTGTTCACTGCCTTGCGCGCCATCTCCGACTTAGCAGCCGTGACGTGGCTCTGGGTGGCTCCGCCGTGAAGTTTGCACCTGCCCGTTCCAGCATGGTCAGTCCCCCAGCCTTCTGGCCGGTGACACCATCCGCCGCCTTCGCCGCGCTTCTTGCCGTGACAGTAGGAGTCATCACAGCAGGTGTCACGGTCGCCATCGCTGGGGGCAGTTGTCATGACCCGTCTCCCGTCCGGTGTTCGGCGTCCAGGTGCTTGACCGCTTCCGCCCACAGGCTGGGGATGGTGGTCACGTACGCCACCTCAGGGTCCTGGTAGTCGCCTTCGTTGCGCCCGTAGTAGGCGACCGGCCGCTTGTCCGGGCAGGTGCGACAGCAGATGGCCACGCCGCCGTCCGCATCCCCTGTCAGGTAAAGGTGGGGGTTGAGCAGGGCTGCGATGAGGGCGTCTCGGGATACCTTCACCGTCGCCTCCCACGTGAGCGAGCGCGGCGGTGGTATTCCGTCTTCACTCTGCGGGAGTGCGGGTGTGGGCGGCCGAATAGGAGCTGGTACGACGACCAGGGGACGCGCCCGCACAAGTGGACGCGGTTTGTTCCGGCCGACCGCAGCATGCGGACAGGGATGACCAGGTACCGCTCTGACGTGGGCACCAGCAACGACCCGGACGATTCGAGCGGTTTGGTCGTGAGCTCCAGAGCGGCGCTCTGGTCGCTGCGAGCGGCAGGCGCTTCGAGGGCGGGAACCCAGGAGACTTGGAGGGTTGTCATCGCTCACCTGCCGGAGGGGTCCAGCCGAGAGCGATCAGCGCCTCTCGCGCTTCGTCCGGCATCGACAGGACGAAGCTGGAGTCCTTCACGCCAAGGTCAGTGACCTCGATTGCGTGGATGATGAGTTCCGCTTCAACGCGCGGCAGGCTGTCGCCGGCCACGTCGATGGTGAGGCGGCGGATGCCTTCGCTGAGGTCTTGCCCGTCAAGGGTGACCTTGTACGGGGGCGGGCCGCCGGACAGGGTGAGGGTGCGTTTGGTCATTCGCCACCTGCCGGGCCGAACGTCGCGGCGACAACGTGGGCGGACGCCAGCATTTGCTTGGCCCCGTCCGGACCGTGCCACGTCAACGAGCCGACAGGCTGGCCGACGAAGCCTTCGAGCACGGCCTGGAGGTCTTCGAGCGTGTCGTATTCGCTGGTGCTGTTGGTGTACGTGGCGCCCGTGGACAGCGTGAAGGTGACGTTGATATGCAAGGGGGTTCTCCTCGGTGATGGCGAGAGCCCCGGCGCACGAGGATCGCCGGGGCTCTCTACCTCCAGGAGCTACCTGGAGGGTCCTATGTCGGCACGGGTTGTGCCAGGTCAGTCGATCTTTACGGGGCGGCCTTCGATCACTGGCTCCTCGGGTGAGGCGTCGATCCGCACGTACGGCACGTAGGTGCCGGGCGCGGCCGAGAAGTCGAAGTTGGTGCCCGGTCCGATCAGGATTTGGGCGACGGTCTGCCCGTCCTCGTCCTCGCCCCAGCCGGCCGTCTTCCAGCCGTCATCCGCAGGACGCACCGAATACAGGCAGACCTGCATCTCCACCTCTAGGCCGGTGAGCACGTCGGGGGGGCCGTCGATCGCGACGTCGAGGTACTCCTTGGATTCGCGCGGGTACTCGCGTGCGGCCATGGCCCTCCCTTCAGGGTGCGATGCTCCAGCGGCGGCGGGTCGAGCCGGCGCCCCAGCCGCGGTCTGCGGTGGGGCTGGTCCAGCGCCGTTTCGCCTGCCGGTCGCTGAGGCGTGCGTGGATGTCGCCGACCTGGCCTGTGGACACGCTCGGGGACGGGATGGAGG